ATTCTTCATTTCCTCATAACCTTCTAAACTAATTGTGCTTTTAATTAAAATTGGTTTATCATCAGGACACTCTTTAACAACCTCCCAAACAATACTCATATCACAAGCATTTAATTTGGGTGAACTAGGAGTAGGAACACAAACAATATAACCGTCCGAATCATCAGTGATTGTATTTTTATTATATTGAGGATCCACTACTTTAACATCGTAATGTTCTTGTAGCAGATTATGTACTGCTTTACCTACAAATCCAAATCCTATTAATGTAAGTTTCATAAATTTTTCCAGCATAGGTAAGCATAAAACAACCCACCTAGTATTAAAGTGTATAACAATATTTCTGTGTCTGATAGTATCATTTTGCTCTCCATCTATAAACTTCTTCTATACAAAAGTTTCTTAAAAATTTACAACTATTTTTTGTTTTACAAACCCTTTCATGCTTACTGTTTTCCCAACACTCTGTTGTAATTGGATCTCCATACTTGCTTAGAAATCTATCCCAAGTATCGTCTACGGTCATCATTGCCGCTAACGGAAATAAAAACACAACTAATATTATCCATAAAAAAGCTACGCCAAAGCCTTGATTATGATATGGTTGATTTGGATTTGACATTATTTCACCTCTATATCTAAGAACTTACCTTGTTCGGCGTTAGCACGTTCTAATTGTTTTTGTTGGTTGTATGTTTGAAGCCTATCTAAAACGGCATAATATGCTTCTAACATACGTTTATCTAAATTAATTTTTTTATTATGATGCTCTTGTATTCTATTCTTATTAGCATAGTGTTCTTCAACACGTTCTTGTATTCTTTTTTGTGCCGCCACATACTGAGCATTTTGAATTGCTACATGATCTACTGAATCTATTTTCATTTTATCCACCGTATTTTTTCTTTTTAATTTCTTCCCGCATTTCTAACATTCGTTCTTTGTATTCTTCATAAAGAGCAGGATCTGATTTACTACCTGTACCATCTACACCAAAATTACAACTTACTAATGCTAACATTATAAATCCACATACCCAAGCAAAGCCTTTCATGAATTTAAAAAATATATCATATGCTTCTTCAGCTTGTTCCTGTGCTACTTTTTTTACATCACTCATGTCCTGTTACCTCTCAAAGCAAAAAATAATCCACCTACCCATAAAAATACATGTAGGTTATCATATAATATTACGTCCCAGAAACTTTCAGGCTCTCCGATCCAAATTACTCCAGTCATGATACAACAGATTGTAATACCACTAAACCTTGTAACAGTATCTCCTATCCAAGGCCATTGTTTCAACCATTTGTTGTTCAACAAGCCCCCTGCTAATAAACCGAGACCTCCACCTAGTTCACCATAAGCAACGAACCACCACACGAGATAAGGCAAACCAAAAGATTCAGCGGTTTCTATATCAACAGGTATCTTATCTAACCCCTGTTGTATAAAAACAATCGCTAAAGGTATTCTAAATAACCAATGGCTCAAACAAAACTCGGGCAATCGGCTACTAATTTTAGCAAACATATTCAATTTATTTCTTCTCCTTCTTCTTCTTTGCTACCAGCTTAGGATGAGGTGTCCTGTCGTTATAGATATCCCCAGCCATAGCTTGAATCTGTTCGACCAAGTGTGTAACAAGGTCAACATTATATTCTCTTGTGTGACTTTTGTATTTTTCTCTGTGTGCTTGAACAGCCAAGCCATGCATAGCACTTACTTTGTCCATTAGTTGTTGTATAGTGTGTATCATATTATTCTCCAAAATCAAAAAGTGTATTGAATGTGTTGTTCTGTTTTGTATTTTCTAAATCATAATTCAAAACACCTATTAAGTTTCCTAGTTTGTTGTCAATTATTGTTTCCTCCATCGCATCGTTATCAAATGGAAGTTCTTTAAACCAATCTGGAATATGTAGTTCGTCTGTTGGATAAGCAACGGAGGTATATCCTAGTGGATTTTGTTTAAGTTTACAAACAATTACTTTCATTCCATCTACGATTTCCTGTGAATACTTGTCTCCATTCATACGTTTTAGTGTATTCCAGTTGATACTTGCTCTTACATGTCCAGGCATGTTGGCTTTGCCTTGCTTTTGTTCTAGTCTTTGATAGTGTCCTATCTTATTGGCTCTCTTTGGAGAACCTTTTTCATATCCTGGACGTTCTTTAAATTCTCTTCTGAACTCTGTGATCCTATCAATGATTTCTTTTTCTGGTTTGTCTGTAAGAACCATTAACAAAAGTTCACTTAGAAACTCCTGCATGAAAACTGGAGTATCGGATCTACGCAAGTCTAAGCCCATTGCTTTTACTTTGCCAGGCTTTCCTTCTGTATCTGTTCTAAATCCCTCTAAGTCATACACAAGAGCGGCATATCTTTTCTTTGTAATGTATAAGCCACTTTCTGCTACAATTTCTCTACCTGCCGCAATAACCTCTGCTCTACTCTTAGGACAATGAAATGCCTCTGCCATAAACTTATCAAATGTAGAATTCGCCGCTTCAGCTACCTGATCATACAATGTTATTACATTTTCTTTACTCCAAGGAATCTTACCAGCATCTATATCTTTTTTAAGTATAGGAAAAGCACTGAAATACACAGAATCTGTATCACCATATATAACCGCATCACCTACATGATCATATGTGCCTGTAATTACCTTGTTAACTTCTGCTGACATGTGTTTTACAATAGTTCTACCACTCAGTGTTGTGCTTTGACCAATTCTTTTATCAAAGAATCTACAACCTGGATTAAGAATAGCACCATATAAACTATTTAGGTTAATCTTCTTTACAAGTTGTCTTTTATCCCAATATTCTATTTCAATCTTGTTGTTAGCATCTTTCGCTTTTTTCAATTGGCCTTGTAATTCTTTTCTTTCCTGATACCAACGTTTAAGCAATCCTGGAATCACACCTTCGTGTTCAGTTGTAAAAATCGTTCCATTAGAAGAAAGCATCCAAGGTTTGTTGCTTTCAAAAATCATTTTGTATATTTCGGCACCACTTAATACATCTTCTTGGCCATTTTCCCAGTCCACAGTAACAGCAATATCTCTTTTCTGTTCCATAACTGCTTCATATTCTAGTGTTCCGAACTTACCTTCCCAAGCACCAGCAAATGATTTCTTTTGTAAGTTCATAGCTTCGTTCAGATATTCATCAGTGAGAGTCGGGCGTAGTTGACCAACAATGGTTGCTGGATCCATATTCAAAGCTCTAATTACCGATGGATACAGTGAATTCAAGTCCATAGAGCCTATCCATTTATGAAGTCCTTTTTTAGGAAAGGCAACATAAGCACCAGCGGCAGTTGTAGCTTCTGGGTCACGTTTAGGCCTATTAGGCACTCGCATACCACGTCTGTGTGCTTCGTTTACAATAGCTTGTTCTGTAACTGCGACAGCACCCATAGTAGTCTGTAGCAAAACAGTATTTGCGTGTGCTAATTCATTACTAAGATCTATAAATCTTAGTTTTTTGTCCAGCTTGTCCAGTAGTGCAACGTCTTGTCTGTTGTACTCAATGAATGTTCTGAAGTCATTGTTATAAAGTTGATCGAGCGTACCTTCATACACAGTTTTCTTTTCACCAACTTCAAGTTCACCAATGGCATCAAGCCTGTAAGTGTGTCTTTCTTCATATGTGTATTTACGATAAAGTTCTAAACTATCTAAATGTACTCTGCCTACTAGGTCATAGGTTTCAGCTGATTTACCATACTTTTCATATTCACGTTTTTTAGGAAGTTGTTTCCATAGACAAAAACGTCTTGTATCATCTTTGCTTAGAACTCTACTAACTCTATTTACCGTGTAAGGAATATCATACCCTTCACTGTTCCAACCCGTTAGTATATCGCTATCTTCAATTAGATCTAAGAATGCTTGTAACATGTCTGCTTCTTTTTCAAACAAAACACATTCTCGACCCCATTCTTTTGTTTGTTCCTTTGCCTCATCCATAGTAAGTGTCTTAGGAGGAACTGCTAGTGTAACCAAAGCATCAAGCCATTGTAAATGTACAGTTATAGCAGTGATCGGCATAAAAGGATCACTTGGGTCAGCAAATCCTCTTTCTGGATCAAAGTCTGTTTCAATATCAAAAAATGCTACATTAAGTTTAGGAGCATCTTGGTTAAGATAGTTTTCGCTCAAACATTGAAAGATCGGATTGATGTCGCTTTCAAAAAGTTTTCTTTTATTGTTTATTGCTAATTCTTTACGGAAGTCTTTTGTATTTCTTGATACAATACGTGATATCGGATCACCATAGATACTTCTATGTTTGCCTTTAGGATCGTCATAATAAAAAGTATATTTTACGGGATGTTCTTGGAAAATTCTTTTACCATCAACTCTTTCTACTACTCTGATGATGTCAGAATCTCTGTCAAAATAGGCGTCTACGTAACTCATTCAATCTCCATGTTGCTTGTGGCCAACAAAACCTTACTACATGCCCGCCATTCGGCATAGGGCGTTATTAAATTATATATCTACTTGTCTTTTCCAACAGTAGTAACAAGAGTTTCAAGGTCTTCAAATTCATCAGCAACTTTGTGCCAATCACCTTTGTGTGCTACCTTGATTGCCTTGTTAATTAATGCTGTTTTAACGTTCAATTCTTCAGCCACTGCTTTTACAGTTTCTTTAAGACCTTCTTGTAGATCGTTAATTTCTTGTAAAACAGTTGCTCCTTCATTAACTAGTCTTTCTAATTTTGCCTTTTCGTCTTGTCCATAAACTCTATCACTCATAATGTTCTCCTAGTGTTGCCTAATTATAATGTATTTTTGTTGCTTTGTCAAGTTAAATTTAACCATTTTCTAATAATTTTTGATATGCTTCTTCAAAACCATCTTTGTGTATGTATGCTTCTTCATTATGCCAAAGCCTTTTAAAATATGAATCACTCATTGATATTATATCTTCATCAGACCAATTATGGCAAGCTAGATGACCTTTAATCATCCAAAAACGTCTATATGCTTCTTTCCTAAACTCTGGACTCATTTGATAAATGCGCCAATCCTTCCGTGTACGTCTGGATATTCTTTGTAAGTGTATCCAGCTGGAGGAGTTGTATCTTGTCCTTCCCATACTGGAATAAATTCAGTTATATTTGCGTCAAAGTCTGTGTTTTGTCTTAAATGGACTTCTATCAATTTGTTACCTATGTACTCGCAGTTTAATTGTTCTTTGTTTATAAAGTTATTTAATATTATTTCTGGAGCAGGAATATGTTCGTGGATCCTAACCCATTTATCCCATTTTGTAAAAGTATCCTGTTGTTTAAAACCTTCAACACATAAAATTTGAATACCCCATTTGTAATCTACTGAGAAATGTCTGCCATCAAACCATTCACACCAAAAATATCCTAAAGGCAAATCAATTGTTGATTTTTCTATCCAAACTTTTTGTGCTCCTAAACCTAATCCCATAGCGTTTACACAAGGCCTTACTATGTACCAGTCTGGTTTGGGTACATCCATGCCTGTTGGGCCACAAACATATCCCATTTTTCTTGAAAGTATTAGTTTATCTAATACCCACATTTCGTCTGGATCAATTGTTTGCCATAAGATATCCTCTGGATGGTCAGGATATTCTCTATCTAGGTTTCGTCTTCCGTCTTGTATTGCCATTCGTCTGTATGTCCTACTGACCATTTTGGTGTATTTTCTACTGTGTAGTTTTGAGTACACACTTTAAAATCAGGTTGCTTTTTATTTGAAGGCACTAAACTTTGATCTGTAAATATTACTCTGTTATTTGGTTGAGCGGCAAATTGTCCATTGTCTAATTTTATAATATTAAATGATTTGTGTTCAGGATCGTGTTCAGAAAAGTTAGTGTCTATTAGACTTTTATCTCTATGTGCGTTGTCAACGGTAAAAAGATATTCACCTTTATGCATTTTTTTATCTTTGCCAAAAAATTCACAGTCGCAAAGCATAGATTTTTTAATTACAGTTATATCATAATCAAAACAATCCCATATCTGTAATACATCAAGTGGAAGTTGATTATCTTTGTCATAATCTTCTTTCCAAACAAATGCTGATATAGGAAGTTTATCAAATAAAGCACCATAATCTGTAAGCAAAGTCTCAAAATAAAGAGCTTTACCCATTGTGCTTTTTACAGTAATCCAAAGCCCAGGAGTAAGTTCTCCATGTCCTTTTTCTAGATCATATAGATACTCTTTTTTTACAAATACTGGTACAATAGGGGTGTTGTGAACTAAAAAAGACATATCAACAGTATTTAGCTGATATTATTTTTTCTTTTTCTTTCCGGCACAATGAGCTTTTTGTGAAAATCCCTTAGGATTAGAGCAGTTAATGCTCTTTTTATATTTAGAACTCCACTTTTCGTAGATAGGTATGTCTTTTATCTGCAGTGATCGCATCTACAACCTGTACATATATCGTTTACACATTCCTGGCATTCGGTATCACAATGGCATGTATGATTACATTTTTCACATTTACAAGTATTTTCCATAAAATTCTCCTAAGTCTTAACGTTTTTTGCCTTGCCACGTCTATCCGCATTAGGATCTTTTCTTCTCTTACGCGAAGCAGAAGTTTTTCTTTTCTTCTTGCCCATAGCGTAAGCCTTTGAAGCTGGTAAACACTTTGGCTTTCCTTCACCTTTACTTTTGCCACCACATGATCCACGTATTTTTCCATCTGGACCAAAACGGACCCATTTTTGTTTAAACCATTTTTTTAGATCTTCGTGTAGATCCATTTCTTCTGAAAATACTAAATCTCCACAGTTCACACAATAGTCTACATGTTCTCTTTTTACACAGTTAGGTACACGTTTTCCAAACATTGTTTTCATGCCCTTCTTTTCGTATCCTTTCCAACAGCGTGTGCCTTCGATCATTTCATGATTTTCTTTGTAATATGGATTTTCTGGATCAGCATCGTTAGATTCATCTGGCCACCAATCTAATTCAAACTTCTTTCCTTTAGCAAACATGTCTTTCATGCCAAGTATTCTTTTTTCGTACTCTTCTGGCACTGGTTCTGCTCTACCATATACTACATCTAAACAAAAATTCAAAGTTACAGCGTTAGCAGTGAGACTTCCGCATCTAGCACCAACTTCGTTCTTTAAATGATCAATCAAAATACTGCCTGAACATTTAGCAAGTTCGTCTGACATATCCTCATCTACCTCTAGATCTATGTAACTGTAAACAAAATCATAGTGTGGCGCAGGTGAACCATGTAGTATGTATTCATCCTTACAAACTACTCTTTTAAATCCATCAATATTATGCCAAACAGCCTGTTCATTTGTAAATTCATCA